ATCCGACCACATATCTCCACCAGAAGGAACAGTGAAACCGAATGACATCGAGTTCACATCGCCACGTTGCATCAACACGGACAGGTCACGACCAATGGAAGTGTCAGGCAAGGATGCGTCAACGAGTAAGCCTTTTGAGTCTTCGGACAGGCGCAAAGTCTTGGCACGGGTTGTGGCGAGAAGCATGCTTGAATCGTGGTTCATATACATGCGCACATTGTTCTTTGACTTCAATGACCGGCTGAATGCGCCTGGTGCGATCCGTTCAATGAACGGCAATGGCTCTGAAGGTGAATTGAATACAGCTGCGTAACCTGTGAACGACATCCCGTTGCCTTGTGGATCGGCACGAAGTTCAAAGTCGTTTGATGTTATGCGACGTGTTTCAACTTGTTCAGTCATAGGCGCAATGTTAGCCGAACTATTTAAGCGTGTGCGATGAAACGAGAACGATCTACCTTGTTCAGCCTTGATCGCTTCAGCCTTCCCCATAAACCAATCCATCGCAGGCTTCGGGTTCAGTGGGTTGATGCCCCACAGATAGAACGCCACAGCACCGGCACCAGGGAACTCTTTGTCATCAGGTTCAGAGTTCTTTGGTGCATCCAAATCCACAAGATGTCTAGCACCCCAAGCGTTCGTCCGAATCACCTTGTCTTCTGTGACCTCACCTCTGGCCATATCCCTTGCCTCACGCACAGTACGATCAACCAAACCATCACCAGCCAAACCTTGGCCGTAATAGTCCAAACCTTTGCGAGCAGTCGAACGAATATATGCAGGGACATCTAACGACACTTGACGGATTGAAGGCACCTCATCAGCCTTGATTGTTTTCGGGTCTTTGGTTGGAATACCCAATGATGAGTATGCACGTCGAGCAGCAGCATCATTATCTATCGCCAATTTGACAGGGTTTTCTTCAAGGATGTCAGCAGCTGTTTGCTTCTTGTATTCGGCAGTATCAATGCTCATATCTTCATTGAATTGAATATCGTTGAACTGGACACCAGCATCAGCCAACTCTTGCATGGTTTTTTCTTGATCAGACTCTGGGCGACCAGTGACGATGTAAATGTAGTAATCGGGATATAACGAGTTCACATAATCCACATTCTTTTGAATGCCTCTGCCACCAGCGATCAAAGTGCCATCAATGTCAACGATGATCACTTCATCAGCGTCTGAGTTGCGTTCGCCACCAGGCGACATATCTTCAGCCAAAGACACAGCAACCATGTGGTCAACTGCATCCTGTTTTGTTTGATGACAACCAATGACTTCGCCATCTTCTTTGATAGTTGCCCAACCTGAACAATCAGGTGATTTGTCTGTAATGAAATAAGGCATCAGACCAACAACAATACTTCAGCATCATCATCAAGCGTGGAGAACGTGATCGAACCCAACGCACCTATATTCGCACCACCAAGCCGTGACACAGCCTGAGCCGACACCAACAATGGCCGTCGAGGCTTCGGAATCTCAACGACGATCTGCTCTGGTAGTTCTTGTTTCTTGACCAGTGCAGCAGGTTGCTTCCACCAGCGTGACCCCGAAGGAGGTATCTCAGGTGGTTCAGGTGGATTGATCGTGGCTGTAGCTGACGCAACCAGCCCATCGAAAGGTGCATCGAATACAGGGAAGATGATCGCTGACGCTGAAGCCGTAGCATCCAGCCCACCCAACGACGAAGACAACACAGGGAACAGAGTTGAACGAGCAGTAGCAGACGCATCCAACCCACCCAAACTTGAAGCCAATACAGGGAACAGAGTTGATTGCGCAGTCGCAGTCGCATCCAACCCACCCAAAGATGAAGACAACACAGGGAAGATCGTTGATTGCGCTGATGCCGATGCGTTAAGGCCACCTAGCGATGAACTAGCAATCGCAGGAACTGTGATTGTCGCTGATGCTGTAGCACTCACCCCACCAAGCGACGATGCACCAGTACCCTGCATTGGGAACGGGGAACCATCCAAACCAACTGTTGCGTCATCCAGTTGTGATGTGTTTAGCGTGAACCTGCTGTACGCCATAGGCGAACTAACTTGCGAGAGTTAACGAAACCGTAAGATTCCCTGCACTGATTGTGTAGGTGTCACCTGCCGTGTAAGCACCGGCAACGATTGTTCCAGAGAACAAGAAGTTGCCTGCACTGATATTGTCCCAACAGGTGAAGTGTGTTGCATCTTGTGAACCTGTGATATTCGTCCAACTCACATCAGCATCCGATGTTAAAACTCCAGCAGAAGCAGCACCAAACGAAACAGCCTTGCGAGTTGTTTCAGTTGCAGGACTTGCAGTTCCAGCAGTACCAGGATCATTGGTATGCAACTTCACATACGGTGTTGCCACCGAAAACGCTGTGGCATTACCCAATGCATTCATCCAAGAGTTGCCTAAGTATGCGCTAATTCCATGTGCCATTAGTCTTCAACCCTTTCAGTGATTGTGAGAATGCGTCCATCAGCGTCACGTTCAACGGTACGCACAGTAGGCCGTGATTCTGGGATGTTCACTCGAACAACAGTTTCAGGCACATTGATGATTGGTGCAGGAACATTCACAGCTGGTGGCGTGTAGTTCAACACCACTTCAGGCATATTGATGTCCATGTTCTGTGACTTCACCTCATAAGCAGCAGCAGGATCAGCAGGATTGATCTGCGACAAACCTTGCAACATCACTGAAGGAACACCAGTGTGCAAGATGTCTGGCAAACCAAGTGAAGCCAAGACTGATGCTGGATCAAAACCTGTAGTGATCAAGCGTTGTGCCATCAGCACTTTACGATCCAGCTCAGACAAGTTCGCAGCTGACAAATCCACGTTGGCCAAAGGAACCCGATACACCTCGCCACCTTCAACTGGTGGCATATCCTCGATGCGATGGATGTCATTGATTGACAAGAAGCCTGATTGCAGACCTGTTGAGAAGGCTGCATATCGTGAAGCCTGATCGCCACGAAGTAGACCGTCAACATTGAACTTCAAGAATGCTCGACTGTCCAACAACTTCTGGTAGCCGTCTTCAATCTTGGAGATGTACGGACGCAACGTGTGTTGAACGAAGTGGATGCCGTTCTGTTCTACTGATGCATACGACATCGCTCCAGCTGTGGTGACACCAAGCATTGATGGTGGACATCGGAAGATGCGACCAATCTCCTCGATGGCGAATCGGCGTGATTCTAGGAACTGTGCTGAATCGTTGTCAACGGTTGTTTTCGTGAACTTTGCTCCACCGAACAACACGCCTGGACGATGTGACCGGCGCAAACCCCTGTGACCTTCCTCAAACGAGGACACCAAATCTTTGGCTTGTTCACGGGTCAGGTTGCCTGGGAACTCGATGATGCCTGACGCACTTGAACCTTGACCGAAGAATCGTGCAGCGAACTCCTCCAACGCTTTAGCCAAACCTAGGTTCTCTTTGACCAAATCTATTTTGGAACGGCCACGCAACTCGCCAGGCAAACGCAGTTCCGTGATATGGATCATGTCATCGGACTGAATGATGTCCCGTTGGTCGTAGATGTAGATCGGTCTGCGCGTTACTTGGTCACGGCTGCATTCAACCTTCTCGGGGTTCAACACAACTAGAGCTGCAACACCTTGGTCGTCACGAACGATTCTTGTGAACGAGTTGCCGTTCAACAGCAACGACACCAGCACCTGTTGGAAGTGTTCGGTGCGTGTCACACCAGTTTCAGGAATATCCAACCAGAGTGGTCGAGGACGAAACGCTTTGCGTTCTGCACCAACCCGAATGTAAGTATCAACAGGCAAAGTTGAGATTGAATCAGAGATGAGACGCACACATGCGTACACTGCTTCAATTCGTAACGAATCTATTTGGGTGACTGTGGTGCCAGAGTTTGTTGAAGTGGCAAAGCCTTCACCTGCTGCAAACAACGACTGGAATGAGATAGCACGATCCTCGGTGCCTTGGTTCAGAAGTCGTGACAACATTTACTTTTTGACCTTCCTCTGCCCACGCTCAAATGCGAATGCGAACAATAGAACTGTGAAGCCGACGAAGATCAGCCCGATGG